TGATGATGCTGTCGATCGCGACACCGTTGGCACGAGCCGTGTTGACCAGTGCGTTCTGGAAGACCTTGCCACCCATGCCGGCGTTGACCACCGAGTTCCAGTCCATCAGGTGGACCGTACCGGTGGCGATGGCCTGGGAGAGCTGATACATCGCGGTCGAAGCCTGCTCGGAGGTCGAGCCGGATATTGCAGCGAGGTTGGCGATACCCTTGATGGAGCTGACCGAGTCCTTCAGACCGACACCAGCCGCGGTGAAGGTACCGATGTTCTTGGCCATCTCGCTGAAGTTGTACACCGTCTTGTTGGCGTACGTGTTCAGCTCGTCCAGGGCGGTGTTGACCTTCTTCAGACCAGAAGCACCTTCGAGACCAGTGTTGGCCAGGATGGTCCCGACCGCGTTGATCTGAGTCTCGTAGTTGTGGAAGCCGGCGATGATCGGGTCCAGCGTGAGAGCCTTGGCGAACCTACCGCCAGCCTCGACCGCTTTGCTCGTGATGGTAGCCAGAGCCGTTACCCCGATCACCGACAAGTTCTTGAACTTGCTGGCGACGGAGTCCGCTTGGGCACCCATGCCGTCGAGCTTGACGCCCTTCGCAGCCGCGTCGACGTCCTTCAGACCCTTGGTCGCCCCCTGCATCTGGAGACTCCGGTTGAGCTTCTCCAGGTCCGAGAGGGTGGAGGCGATGCCCGCCTCGAACTGCTTGTTGTCGAACGTCATATGAACGACGCGCTGGTCGATACTGCTCATGCGGAAGTCACCGCCCTCCATACCTTGTCTGCGATCTCGTCAAATATGGGCTTCATCGCGGGGTTGATGTAGTCCCGGCCCTGCACATAGCCTCCGGTTCCGGTTCCGTAGCCGTACTGGAGCATGATCGCGACGGGGAAGTCGCTCTCGATGTCGGTGTTGGTCCAACTGATGGAATATGAACCGCCCTTGGCCTGGACGTCATACCCCCACGAACCTGCGGCCAGCCCAGTGTCGACGGGGGTGGCTGACTGAAGAGCCTCGACGCCGAGCTGACCGCAGGAGTCCATGATGGACAGGATGTTCGACTTGGACATCTTCTTGAGTGAAGATATGAGGCCGTCGAAGGAGCCGCTAGTTGTGAAACCGATCATCACGGCTCCTTTCGGGTTAGTTCAGCCCGGTCATCTTCCTGCCGATGTCGAGCGTTGCGGCCTGGGTCGTGCGAACGCCGTCCATCGTCTCGAAGTAGTTACGCAGCGCGTAAGCTTCGTCGGCGGTGTAGTTGAACGGGTCCTCGGTGAGGGGATCCGTGCCGGGGTTCGGGTGGTTGGCCAGCCACTTGGTGACGGTCTCGACCTGATCGAAGGCCTCGCGGACAGCGAGAACCGCCTGGGCAGCCTTCTGGTCGAGAATGGGTTTGGTGACGTCGAAACCGAGGGACATGATCCTCCTTACGCAGCGGATTCGTAGCTGAAGTTGCCCCTGAAGATGTCGCCGCTCGCCCACGTCCATGGCGAGATGGAATCGACATCGCCGCCCATGTCGGAGTCAGGCGTTGGGGTGACGGAGCTGCTTCCCGTGAAAGCCTGTTGGATGCCGAAGCCGACCGCAGTCGTACTTGCGAGCTTGACGCGAGCGATACCGAAGTTGTACTTGTCGTGCCACATCTCCATGTAACCGAGGCCATCGTCGGTGCTTCGAGCGGCTGGCCAAGCCGGCGGAAGACTGAAGTTCCAGTTATCGGATCCTGTGACGCTGGCTCCGAAGTTCGTGGTGCTTCCGAAAGTAATGGCCAACTGGACATCCACCTTCCTACCAAGCTTGAAGGCTCGACAGGCAACGGTGGCATTGCCCAACGACGGAAGATGCAGACCAGTGGAAGTAGTCCACGTGGGGGTGTAGGTGGTCCATCCTCCGGGATCGGTGATGACCTTCTGCCAAGCCGTCCAGCCGCCAGACTGGTTGGCAGTTCTGAACCACTGAACCGGCGTCGAGCTACCACCAGCGTGCTGGGTGAAGACCTGCCGACCGAAGAAGTTCGTGTCGTCGGCAAGATATGTGATGACCTCACCGGGAGCGAGGGCCGCGAAGTCCCAGCTTCCAGCCGATCCCGCCGTGTAGTACAGACGAGACTGGCCAATCGGATAGTTACCTCTGGAGGTGGCCTGGGTGAATGCCGTCGGGTCCAGGTTGACCATAAGCATGGCCTGCGTCCAGGCGGACCATCCGCCAGTGCCATCGGAGGTGTTGTAGTGCCTGACCCACATCTTGGGAGAGGAACCACCACCGACAGCGGCGTAGAAAGTCTGCGCGCAACGCCACTGGCTGTAGTTCTGGGTTACAACGGTGCCGTAACCGTTACCGCGGGTCCACCCGGAGACGTCCATGAGCGACGTTCCGAGAGGATATGCAGACTGGAGGTCCGTCTCCAGAGGAGGAGTGGTGAGAGTCTGAACGCGGTAGCCGGGGAGCGAGGCTAGACCAGCCGGCGTGACGGCGCGGGTGGCGTCAGTACCGGTCTGGGTTTCCGCGTTCGTGGCGAGTTCGACGATGCCGCTCTGGGCTGTGGTGGCCGCAGTGGTACGACCGACGTCGATCTGAGTGCCGTCATGTCTGGTGAGGATGAGGTGACCCGACGCGTCATACGTCGCAGAAACGATCGTTCCGTCTTCGATCTCCTGCATCCTCGCGGCGGTGTATCCCGTGACGGTAGCCATAGCACCGCCTTTCTTTTACTCGGAACTGATGGTGTAGGAATCGGCGTCGATGAAGGTGGCGGTCGACGCAGTGATCTCGAACGTGGTGTCGTCCAGCATGCGAATGACATCGTTCGGCGCGGTCGCAGTCCAGGTTCCATCGCCGTTGTCGACGATCACGAGACCGTTGATGGTGTCGTAGAAGCCGAACAGTTCGTCGACCGTGGGGAGAGCCGGCGCGTCTGTATCGGTTCCGTAGAGCTTGTTCTCGATGAGCTCTACGACGGATTCATCCGTGTAACGTGTGTCAACGATGAAGTGCGCCGTCGGGATGTAACCGGTGACTGGCGGAGGGCAGGCCACAATCTTCCAACTGAAGTCATCCACGCTGGTTGTGTCGCTGATCGTCTTACGACTTCTGGTCGTGGGGGAGACCATCGCGTTGTAGATGATGTGGATCTTGTGAGCATGCTCTTCGTCAAGGTCGTTGCCGATCCTTGTCCGGTACGTCAACCCGAAAGACTTGCGTCTCTGTCCCGTCACGAACAGGCCGGTTCGTGGCTGGTGGCTCCCGTCGCATTCTTCGAATTCGTTCGGGTAGGTGAAAGCCGTTATGGTCGCCTCGAACTCTTCGGGCGAGGAGACGTTCAGGTACTTGACGCCGTCGAGGTAGTAGGCCTTCGGCTCTCCACCCGATGGGTTTTCGGAGACGGACGTGAGACCGATCCATGGAACGCCGGGCTGACCGTCTACGTAGAGAACGCCTCGATCCAGGCCTGCTTCGAATCGGTGTGTTCCTGGATCGCCCCAAGTGATCGCTGTCAAGGGTTACCTCCTTTCACCCGGTTGTGCCCAGCGCGGCCTTACGCTGTGCATTGAGTTCGCGGTTTCGCCGAGCGATCTCGGCAGGACTGAGCTCCTTCTCGGGAGCGTTCTTGCGGTTGCACACCTGGATGAGTGTCAGAAGGCGATTGAGATGCCAGTGCTGACACTCGAACGGCACACCAAGAGTGATCATCCAGTAGTAGATGACTTCGGCGGTGATGATCTCCTTGTTCTTCTCATCGTTGCCGCCGTAGAACCTGGTGGCCGTCATCTTGGAGCTTATGTAGTTGTTGATCGCTGTGAAGTTCCCCTCAGAAAACTTGGTGTAGATCTCCGGGGGGACATTCGGCGTGAGAGTCATGGCCTGGACGTACCAGAGCACTTCCTCGTTGGTCTTCTCCTCATCGCTGAGGAACGGCTTCTCGAAGAATGACTCCCATTTTGACAGGGAGACCAGAGAATGCTCCAACTCAAGCTTAAAGCTTTCAGCAACAACCTTCTTGCCTGTGGTCTCGTCGAATCCTTCCTTGAGTGGAACTTCGATGACGAGCACTCTCTGATCTCCTTGCTGTCAGAGGCCGGTCTAGTAGGTGAACAGCCAGTCGTTGTCGGTGACCGCCGGGAACTCGTAGCCGGCGTTCGGCTCGGCGACGACCAGCTTGGTCTGACCGCTCGTGAGGACGTAGGTGCCGGTGACGGCGACGTCGTCGATGTAGTACGTGACGCCGGTGACGGTCGGGATGGTGATGGTGTGGGTGCCCGTGTCGTAGGTCGGGGCGGTCGGGGTGACCGAGACCACGGTGCCGGCGAACATCGCGAGGACCTCGTCCGGGGTGGGCAGCCGCGGGTCGACGCCGGCGGTCCCGTAGAGCGTCTGCTCCAGGGTGGCCAGAGCCGTCGAGCTGACCTTGGTCGAGTCGATGGTGAGCGTCGCGGTGGGCTTGTACCCGGTGACCGGAACGGGGGTGGTGGTGACCGACCACGAGAACGCGATGGCCGCCGGGTTGTCGTTGACGGTCTGGAAGTCCTTCTGGGACGGGGCCGCGGTGGCGCCGTAGACCAGGTGGATCTTGTAGCCGAGGTCGCTGTTGACGTCGTTGCCGACCTTGGTGCGGTACGACAGACCGAAGGACTTCCGGCTCTGCTGGCCGATGGCGACGCCCGGCTCGGGCTCGGCGGTGCCGTCACACTGCCCGAACTCGTCGGGGTAGGTGAAGGCCTCCAGGTCGGCCTCGAACTGCTCGGTGGAGACGAGGTTGAGGTAGACCTGGTTGTCGGCGTACTGCTTGTTGGACGACGCGCCGGTCGGCTTCTCGGTGACCTTCGAGATACCGTTCCAGGCGAAGCCCGTGGTGTAGGCGCCGGCGGTGTTGGGGATGTAGAGGACACCTCGGTCGACACCGGTTTCGAACCGACGGTCGCCGACGGCGTCCCAGACGAGAGCTGTCACTGTTTTTGCTCCTAGAAGTACAGGTTGAAGACGTCGTGGTTGAGGTTGTTCGCCACGAAGAACCGATTGTGCGTACACATCGGCAGCTTGGCGACCTCATCGGGGATCGAGCTGTCCGGGTCCGCGTCGATGACGGTGACCTGGTAGCGCTTGGTACGCCGGAACGGCAAATTGTCGGCGAACACAGTCTGCGCGTTGTACCTCTGGTACACGATGCAGGGGTACTGAATCTGCATGTTGTCTGGTGGCTGGAAATATACGTTCCCAGCAAGGCCTTCAAGGACCGCATGCAGATCAAGTCGGCTTTGGTCCGTTGTAGACACCTCCCAGAGTCAGGAGCAGACGGGGGCTCTGCACTTGGACGTCAGTGACGACCCACAAAGCCCCCTTCCACTCCACATAGCGCATGGCAAATATGTTCTCGTTGGCGTATGCGTCCGCCACAATGCTGATCGAATTACCAACGGAGAGATCGTCATTTACACGGTCTCCCTCGCGCAGCACGCGTGTGTTACGAATCACGTCACCGTAGTACGAAACCTCGGTGATTACGTCTTTCCAAACACCCGGCGCTGTTTCGACAGTTGCGCCGTACCCTACCTTTCCGTAGAAACGATTTGCCATGGCCTAGACTCAGGCCGACGGCATGTAGAAGGACCACTCGTTGACGAGGACGCCCGTGTTCTCGAAGTAGTAACCGGACGCCGGCTCGGCCGTGACGTTGAGCGTCTGCCCCGCGGTGAGGGCGGTCTGGGCGCCAGCGGTCAGCGTGGCACCGGTGTCGGAGTTCTTGTAGACGACGTTGGCCTCGGTCGGGATCGTCACGACACCCGTCGACTTGTTGAAGGTCGGCTTGGTGATCGTGGAGATCAGGACGTCACCCGCGG